TTTCCTTTTGCTCTAATTTGCCCAAAGGCTGTTGCAATTCCTGTAAGGTCAGCACCAGTAGCACCAGCAACATCTGCAAGTCTTTTTGTTGTATCTATAAGCTCTTCAGTTTGAAAACCAAAGGCTTTTAATCTTTTTGTTTGTTCTATTAATTCACTACTTGTAAAAGGTGTAACAGCACCAAAGTCTTGTAAATCTTTAATAATTTTATTGGTCTTTTCTAAAGAGCCTGTAAGTTGTTCAAGACTTGCTCTTTGAGTTTCAAGTTCAGCAGTTTTAACAAAAATAAATCTTGCTGTGCCAACAACCGCTAATGCAGCCAACAATGGCTTTAATGCACCCACTAAAGTACCAACACCAGCACTTGCCGTTTTAGCTGCCCTGCCTGTGTTCTTAAGTGATCTATTACTTCTATCAAGTCTGCCTTTTAATTTATCTGTACTACTACTTAAAGCCTTTGTTTGTTCATTAACTCTTTTTAATGGTGCGATTGCGTTCTGTGCATCAACTATTAATTTTGTCGTTGCATTTCTTGTTTCTCCCTATCATTCTTAATTTCATAATATGCAGCCCAATATATTAACTCTTCCTCTGTCATAGACATTCTTAATTCTTGTAATGTCTTACCAAGTTCTGTTGCTAGGAAAAACTCAAAGTTTAGCCAGTTATCCCCTCTTATTCGTTTTTTGCTGAACTAATATCTGTACTTAAATTAAATAAAAATAACTCAATATCATTCAAAACATTCTCTGGAATAAACCTATGCAAATCTTCTGCATCTGCCATGTTAAAAGCTTTACTACCATCTTCAAGTTCTGCAACCTGGCAAAGAATATGAGTTGTTATTGTTAAAGCTTCATCTGTACCAGCAACAGATTGTGCTTTTTTTCTATCAAATCTAGTTAGAGGTTTAAAATATAAAGTTTCAATAACATCACCATTAGAGTTTTTCCATTCATATTTTCTTCTGGTAGTCATTTCCTCCTTATACGATTCTGTGAGGAGGTCTATTGTTCTTTTAGATGCCATAATTTAGGGGTTGGTTAATTAATTAATTAGATAGCTGAAGTTATTGCA